TTTGGCTGACCGAGAGCATCATCAAAAAACTCAAGAGATGAAAAAATATTCATTATATCTTCATCTAGAGCTTTGACAGCTGAATAATCGATACTAAATCTAGTATCATCATCAGGCTGGTCAGAGGGTGGGACTTCATACACGGGTGCACTTCCAGCATAATTGCTATTCTTTAGCTTGTCAGCATCTTTAAAGCTTCTTATTCTCACCTTATTATCTGTCTGTCCAATATCAAATCTAGGTGATAAAAAGCTGTAATAAAAAGTCTCAGGTCTTATTATTGACTTATTTTTTTCAAATCCAGTTCCTGAAAGATGATAATATGAAACTGAACCAGACTGGTCTGCTGCAATCCACGGTGTAGCAGAACCTTCTGAGTTTATTGTGCTATTTTTTGAAAAATCAAATATCTCTATCTCCCCTTGACTATTTGAAGCTGTAACTCTCTGATCTGTCGTGGCATCAATTCTTAATCTCTCAAATGATCCGGATGAAAGAGTGTTAAAGTTAAAATTAACAAGAGGATTTTTAACTCCAAGAGATTTAAAGTTTCTTACATGCTCTTTCCACTCACCCGACTCAAGTGCCTTACTCCAGAATCTTATCCGAGACAATCGACCGGCAAAAGTTGTTACACGCGCGGCTCCGTCAGGTGTTATTGATTCATCATTTAAAAAATAATTTCCAGAAGGGTCTCCAAAGCTCTGGGAACCTACTACAAAAAATACACCGCTAGCATTATATGTTGAAACTTTTGATGAAAGTACACTTTTGTTAGTAGTTGCACCTCTATTTGAAATTTCCATAAAAAATGAAGATGTCTGGTGTGTTTCAACAATTTCTCCAGAAGACTGCCTAGCACACCTTAGAAAATATGATGAAGAGACAGCATTTTCAGGATTTATATCAAGATGAGGTGAATCTGACCTAACCTTACCAAAAGAGACGTACCAATGATCTCCATTAAATATATTTACCCCAGTTAGGGCAATCTCAAGTGATTTTTCAGATGTTGTTGCAAATGAAGGTCTGACAAATAGCTTTAGATCTGAACCACTGCCGGTCAGTGTGTTGCTTGCACCAGAAACCACTATAAGGTTTGCTATAACACCATTTCTATCTGAAGGTGTTGTAGACCCAGTTACTTGAAATCTTATAAGACTCTGGCTTACAGGATAGGACCCGGTAACAAGCCTTGGAAACACATAGGTTCCTTCATATGTAAAGCACCCAGATGTAAATAGACCGTCTGAGCCATCTGTAGATGTTCCATGTGTAACTATTTCACCTGCAACATATTTTGCATTATTAAATCCACCCCTTGCAAAAGGATACCCAGCTTCAACTCTAGATCCAGATAGAAATGGTGATCTAATAATGGGCATTAAACTGTTAAGCCCATCAGATGAAGTTGTTTCCAGTGTGGAATCTGGCCATGGTGCTAGACTTCCGGTAAAGCTTAAAGCTGTTGAAACCTCCTTTCTAGACTGCCTAAGACCAACCAGAGATCTCTTTGTTGGACCTCCGTACTCTCTAATTGTAAAGAATGAATCTGGATCGATTCCAGCTGCTCTAAAGACTGCTTCAACTGAATGTCTTGTTCCCTTAGCAGATCTTATCTCGCTAATGTTTATTAGAATTCTCTTCCATATTTGATTTTGAACGTAACTGAGAGATTCAGGTGATACAGAATATGTGCCGTCAATATTTTCACCTTTGATAAACTGCTCTGGATTGGTGTTAGAAAATATTGCCGGAAGATCAAATCCATAATATCTAGCGACAAAAGGTAAAAATTTATCTGCTGCTGTGTCTATATCATCATAGTCAATATGAATTAAATTAGAAAAATGATCTATAAAGATCTTCATCTCATCAAAATACTTTGCCCATATTAGTAAAAATGCAGACATAATCTGAGGTGATCCTATAACTGATGACCCTGGGACGCTATTAGATTTGATCATATCTCCCATGCTTCCAGTCATAGAGTTAAATCCCTGATCCTCAGATCCCATTTCGAGATAATGGGGAGGTATTAATTTTGTTATTATGTTTGGATTTTGGTTATCAAACAAGCTAGCAGAATGTAATAGGTCTGCGTTGAGACCTCTTACATTATCAAAAGAAGGAAATAAAATCGGTGATAAGAATTTTTTCTCAGCTGTCATACAGACCCCCCAGTCTGTATTTGATCCAGTTAATCTTGAATTTGTAGAGTCAAAGTTTGTAATTTTGGTATGAAGAGAATTTCCCGAACTATCAAGAGCTACATCTGGAATACTGTAAGAACCAGACGGCTCATTAAACTTAAAATAAAGACGCAGAGATTCTTCATCATCCGGATATATTTCCTTTAGAGAAGTATTTTTTTGATCAATAGTGCTTCTTGTTTTATGAAAAAATCTAAATTCATCAATTGATCCAGAAAATGTCTGCTGCGGAGTCCAAAGTGACTGTTCTGTATCAGTCGGATCTTCCATCTGTAGCACGAGACTCTGGGCTGACCCAGATCCAATATAGAGGGGCATAACAGAGTTGAATGAAAGAGTTCCCATTTCATCTGCAGAATCTGAAGATGAGGCTATTAGGTTTCCGCTAGCGTAGAGCAGCAAATCTCCAACTCCAGGAGATCTATTAAACGTAGCACATACGTGATTCCACTGCCCCTTATTGATAGTTCCAGTAGCATGAAGTTGTGTTGTACCAGAAACAACAGCAAATATCAAAGTTGATTCGCTAGTACTGACTGAGCTGGACAATCCCAGGGTGAAGCCTCCGTTTCCAAATTTTCCATTTGTTCCGCTAAGCATTTGACAGATAACCTGATTGTCGTTAACAATTGCAGGAGGAAATATTTGCATCTCAATAGAAAAAGAGCTTAAACCAGGATTTATAACGCTGTTTCCAGTTTTATTTTTAGAAAATTCAGGATAACTTGTTCCTGCCTTGTCATTTACCTTAAGATAAGTCCCTTCGTGATAGGCTTCACCTGACACAGTTCCTGAAAATACAAGATATCCAATATTCTTAGGAAAGCTATCAAAAATATGCTTTTCATATCCTGTCAAAGAATCAATAAAAGCCTCAATTTCTCTCTCTGTCCCATCAAAAGGAAATTCGTTAACAATTCTATCAAAAGCAATATTTACCTTTGAAACTGCAGAATTAAAAAAAGTATGTTTTTCAAACTTACTATAGTCAATTGAAATTTCTTGAGTAGACTTTAATCCAGATCCAGGCTGATCATATCTAAAAGAAGAAGTACTTTCAATATTGGTATCTGATAAAGTGCTAAGCTTTACATCTTTATTAAATGTAGCGCCGGGCTTGGTAGTCCTTCTAACTGTAGACGGCTTAAATAAATGAGGCTGTCTAAGATTTAATACTCTTTTCTTCTTCATTCTAATTACCTATCTAATGATATCAAATTTAGCTGCGACATTTGAAAATACTAGATCTGTTCCCTCATCTTTTATTAAAAAGTCAAAAATATAAGTCCTACCAGGGGCTAGGGAATCCATATAGAAATCAAAATACATGCCCTTAGAGTCTGTAGAGAGAAGCGTTCCTTTTGACTCAGTGTCAAAAGGAACAATAACATCATCTGTTTCAAAGTCCCTGATTCTATAGTGCATATCTGTAAATATTTCACTTACAGTCTCGATAGGAATCTTAGTAGCAACAATCTTCTTTCCAACATCTTGAACAAAAACTCTAAACCTGGTCTTTTCTGAAGAAACATATGTTGATTTTAAATTTGTTACATTGACAAAGAGCCTTCTCGGAGAGTTTTCAAATGATGTCCTTTTAACTGTATTAACAACAAGTGATCCTGTATAGTATCCAACTGTATCATCAACAGAAGACCAGACAGTAGTAAATGTGGCTGAGCCGGCACTTTTAATCTCTTCTCTTAAACTTGAGCTCTCAAATTCTGAAATTGCAAATGTTGCTGAATAGACACCTGTTATAAAGTTAATACCTACCTGATGCTGAGATGCTGATAACTGCTTAGCAAAGTAAGATCCAGAACCGTTGACTCCAGAAAATATCTTAAGAACCATGCAGTTAGAACCAGATATTCCTCTTCTTCTTGTTCCAGAGAGTATGTTAGTAGGATTTCCTCTATGAAAGTTATTTAAAAACAAAGACCCAGTCACATCAAAAAAGAAGACTGTGTGATGATCTTGAACTGAGTCATCATAGGTTACAACTATCTTAGGTCTTTTTGAAAATCTAGTAGAGTTTTTGGAAGCAAACCTCTTAACAAACCTTGTTCTATCATCTGTCTCTTGTGTACCTGAGAAAGAGACTCTAAGCCCACAATCAGGTATCTGGCTGGCGAGTGTAGCAGATATCATAGTTGTTATGTTGATTGAAAGATCTTCACTCCCTTTTGAAAATGTCTGTGATTTCCAGATGTTTGCAACACCGCTTCCATCAGAGAGGTTTCCGCTAGATATAATATCAAGATCATTTGATCCTAGAAGTCCTTCTTTTGCTGCTCCTGTATGCTCCCAAAGTGTCACTGTGTCATCAATAACTGAAGCTGTTATAAAATTAGAAGAATCAAGATCAGAAAAATTAACAATATCCCTGCCAATCCCTTCATCAAAAGACTTAGAAAGCGGGAAGACTATTAGTTTAAAGCTTGAAGGTGTAGTCTGACCGCCGTAAACATCATACATCTTTAACATACATTTAAAAGATGAGTGATTTATATCTAAAGAAGAACCTGTAAGCTGTCTGAGCGGGTTTAGATCAAACTTTAACAGACCACGAGACACCTCAATGGTTCCTGTAATTGATCCACTAGAGTTTTCATTATAAAGCTTAAAGATGTCAATAGTTCCTGCCTGCCCGACATTGGCGTCTTCAGCTCTAAATTTATTGTTAATAATTTTATTAGTAATGTAGGTATCTGAACTACAAGTGAGAATTCTATACATAATTTCCTCTAAACAGTACTGCCGGCTATGTCATCTTGGGGAAATTTAAGCTCAAAAATCGCTCCCTCAACTGGAAATAAAATATTATTTCTTAGATTTGAAATAACATCAAATGTAGCTTCTGCGTACTCTCTCTCATCAACTATTCCCGTTCTATTTTCTATATTCAAATCTACTAAAGAAACAACACCCTCTGTATTAAGAATAAGATTAGTTAAATCTGAAACTACTATCGGTTGATCGATTTGAAAATTTTCAATTTTTAAATAGCTCTTTATAGATGAATTGACTCTTTGCAAGACTAGGTTTTTATTAGAAGTTGCATCAGTAATAATCGAATAATTAATAGCAATATTTATAATTTGTGCATCAACTATATCAATAGCATCCGAAATAAGTCTAAATTGATTAATATAGATCTTTATATTTTCTTTTAGAGCATCTGGTGAAAGAGTCAAGTAACCGCTTGAATTTCTACTTATAACTGAGATCATAGAAGCCAATGGATTGTTTGGATTAGATCTAACACCTACCCTAAAAGCTCTGCCAAAATTAGAAGGCATAGAATAAACTCTAGCAATCAAGTCATCTCGAGTAACTATTCTTGACTGAGAATTTCTAAATGCCAGTGCTGTTGTTCTTAATTCGCTCTCAGTCAGGGGATCTTCACCTCCAGCTGCTGGGCTGGTATTATTAATCTGAACTGAAGCCCTTATTCTAGCTGCTGTAACAGAAGCCACACCTGATCCAAATTCAGTGGAAAGACTTGAAATAGAAGCTATCTGACCAGATCCTACATTGTGGCTAATGCCTCCTCCAGCTCTATATCTAACTGTGATATTTGTATTATAAGGAGAGACTCCCAAAGTTCTCGTTCCTAAGAGAGCGTTTGGGTCAATTGCAACTCTTGAAAATGTCTTTTTATCCCCGTACATCGGTAAGGCAACTTCGCTTGGATCCGGTATAATATCATTATCTAAGCTGTCAGCTCTTCCAGATCCAAATCCTATTGTTGTTAGGCCTGTTTTTCTACTTGACTTGATTATAAATCGGTAGGGTGCAGGAATAAGCTGTATGCTATCCGTAACCTCAATTGAATCAGAGCCAAAATTGGCAACCTTACTAAATACTGTGTCCTGAGTAAGAGAATCAACTTCGTAATAGTCATTTCCCTCAGAGTCTCTTACAACAATTACGTCAGAAACATTCTGAGAAGAAAGCGTAATCTTTCTAAAGGGTTCAAATCTATCTGGTATGGAAAAACTTTCTGTAGCTGTTCGACCTGAGGTGCACTGTCCTGATGCCTTTCCCACTAGACTTGTAACTTCACCTTCAGTATTAGTTTCCGATGCGATGTATGTAGCTACATAGCTATCGTTTTCATCCTTTAAAGAAAAATCAATATCCTCTGTTAGTTCAAATACAATTCCTGATTTTGAACTAACTGTTGTTCCTTTCTTTATTATGGGCAAAACACTATTTTTTGGCAAAGATGTTATGACACCATTGATTGAAACCTGCTCAGCTGGCACCTCGATGTAAAAATCAACATCTACAAAAGACGGGGAAGCACCCTTGATCTTAACACCGGAAGATCGAACAAGCCTTTCAATGTTCTTGCTTTCAACAGCAGTTAAAATATCTAATTCATTAAACTGGTGGTCTAAGTAAAAGGACATAACATCCCCGACGTAAGCAGCCATTTCAAGAAACAAAGATCCCACTGATGCATCAGAAAAGTCTGATATCTGATCGGAGAAATAAGTGTTTGCGTATAGAAGTAAGTCTGATTTAAAAGATTCAAAATCTTTATTTAAATAGCTTCTTACTTTTTTCTTTTTAATATCTTTTTGAATTCTTCTAGACATCTTAACCCATTATATAAAGTATAAATTCCAAAGCATTATTTGAAGATCTTAGCCTGGGAATTGAGTAGGAAATCTTAACAGAGACCAGCGCCATACCATCAGGCTTTGCAGGATCTCTAGGCAGTGATTTAACTTCAGACTCAAATGTTGAAAGCTCAACATACGGCATGCTTTTTGCAACAGCAGTCTTTATTCTTATCATAGCCTCAGAGTCAAAAGACTCTTTAGATGTAAACTCAGTGCAGAGCTCTAGCAGATTTCCTCCAAACGATTGTCGCCCAAGCCGGTCTCCACTATTTGTTAAAATCAGATTTTTAAGATTATCCTTAATCTGATCGTATACATTGAAATGCATCCTAAACGGACCCCCTCTTGATGAATCTAAGCCCAAGGGTGTTTTTATCCCTATGGGCTTTGAATCAGCCACACGAGAGAATCGTGGATCGTTGGTCTGAACACCAACTGAATTGAAGTCATACACTTCATCTGCAGCCATGATAATCTTCCTTCAGTTATTAAATATAATCAAGGAAAGAATGAAAGAAAACTATTTCAACTTCCCACCAGAAATAGTTACATTTCCAGATATTGTAGGCTCATCAAACCAGGCAACATCTGACATTGAAACTGTTCCCGGGTCATAGGTAACAAGATAATTAGACCCACTATCAGATTCAAGCTTGTTTGAAGAAACTACAAGATTTCCTGTCCAGCTTGCCCCATCTATGCTTGCTTCATCAAATTCAATCTCTGCACCTTCAACAAAGCTGGAGATAGCACCTGCTAATTCCTCCGCCATCTTCGTCTTTACTGCATTAGAGAATTCTTCTGTATCAATTTCTCCAGTATCCTCATCTGTATATTGTTCTACATTAATTTCACTAGCAGCATCAAAGGCTGCCTGGATGCTAGATATAAGAGCCTCTTTATCTAATGCCATGTCATTGTCCCTTTATAACAGTTGATGTAAAATAATCTGTGGGGTCGAGGAGCTCGAGTCCGCTTAGAGTTGCACCAGCTGTTTGGCATGCTACAACCGGACCGCCGACAATCGGGGGAACTGCAGCTAGCTGAAGCTGTTCACCGGCACTAGTAATAAGGCTCTCGATGGTACCTTTCCAGGAATTTAGCAGTGTTTGGAGGTTATCACCTTGAGTAAACGGATGCACCGCACCCTCTGATGTGCTCCCTAAGTAGATCTCAGATCCCATGATCGCTATCTTTCCATCTGAGCTAATAACAACTGATGCCTCATTATCACCCTTTTTGACTATCTTAATAGATCCGTCAGTTTCAGATATTATTCTCGTGTGATTAGAGTTTATTATACAGTAAGCGTCATCACCAGAATCTGCTACCACAGTAGCTCCTTCTGATACATCTGTTAGCTCACTGATTCCAAAGTTAGCATCTCCATCTGTCTTCATTGAGACATAGATTCTTGATAGATCATTCTCAAAATCTAGATCACCTTCGGCATTAAAGTTTCCATATCTATCTATTTCATCAGAACTAGCGCTGCTAGAATTGCCGCTAAGATCAGGTGTCTTGTCTATTTCATTATAACCCCTGGTATTCATATAGGGTTCACCTATTGCTGATGTAGAGGATGTCTGACCTCGACCAGCGACTATATCTATTGTTCCCCTGCCCTGATCTTCTGTGCTAGAAATCTCCTCTAATCCACTTGATCTATCTCTATCTAGTGATATAAGTGTGTTATTTGATCCCTGAAGTGTGAGACCGGTAGGGGCTTTTGTAAATCTTGGAACAGGCTCACCAACAAAGTAATTGGCATAAGAAATAGAAGAGTCAATTATTACCTCATATGGATTTTCATCACCAGTTCTGGACCCAAGCGTATTGTTTGCCCTTCTTCCTCGACCTCCAGCCGGATATCCGTATGCCTCTGCAAGAACTGCTTCTAAATCTGTAGATGTGCTTTCCCCAGAAGAGCTATCGTATTTTTCTTTTGTTGTCAGCTCTCCTGTGGGTCGAGCAATAGTAATTCTATCTAGATGAGTATAGTTTAAATCATCAACTGCGAGATTTGTTGCTTTTCTACAGATCCAATATCCAAGAGATGAACCGGGTGTCTCAAATATTACCCAGACCTGCTCACCTGATTTGACTGGCATAGAAAGATGAGGTGAAAAGAATGGATAAAATATTTGAGAGCCTTTCTGTGACTTTCCCATACCATCAGATATCAATCTAGCAAATATTGAATTTCTAGGCATCTTATCAACATACTGAGGATTTTCAACTGCCATATCTCCTATCTTAAGAGACTCTAATTCATCATCACTAAAAATGCTGGGATTGGTTATAAATTCTGTTACAACAGCTGAATATAGTATCCTTCTTCCTCTTGACACTCTTTGACGTAGATCACTAAACTGCTCAGATGCGTCATTGTGTGACGTCCCATCAGCCCTTCTACGCACTTTCTTCTCTTATCTGATCAAATATTGCATTTGGATCCACAGAAACATGGTCTTCCTTAGCTATAAGCTCAGCCAGCCTTAAGATCTGGTCATTGCTTTTTGACATTCTCTCAAGGTATTTTGACATAAGCTGACCAAATAAGCTGTGGTTTGATGCATTTCCCTTGCACTGGATTAGTAGATCAGTAAAAAGTGTATTGGCACTTTCTCTATCATTGATAGCATTTTCATAGACTTCTTTCCACAGAAGCTTCTTTCTGTCTTCTGTGCTTGTTAGAGAGTCAAGTATATCTGAGAACCTTTCTATCTTGTGCTCTTTGTCTTTCAATCGATCTATTTGTTTTTCAATTGCCTTGCTCATTTTTTTAAAATCCTAGAAAAATACGTCAAAATCTCCAGTCTTAAGTAAGTCCTTATAGTGCTTTCTTATTACAGACATGGCGACAGAGAGCTGTTTTGGATTAAGATTAGAAAGATCCCGCATATAGACAAAAACAGCTCGTTTATTTAAAAGATCTAGATCTTCTATATTTTTAAACAATGTTATAATAGCCTCCATACAAGCTATTTCATTTTCATTTTTAAGACGCTCTCTAATATTTTCCATTAATTGAAACAGGCTCTCAATTGACTCTCTTTTTATAATCTTACTATCTTGAGCCGGAACAGTCTTATGTGTCTCTATAGCCAGCTTATCACCGTGGCTTAGAGATAAAATATCATCAATACTAACATGGCGCCGATTGCTCTTTATTCTTTTTTTACTTTGAATTATTAGCCAGTTCTTTGCAACAACGTTAAAGTAAGAGAATGCCTTCGTTCCTCGAGATGGGTCAAATTTTTCTAATGTCTCATATAAAAATGTTACACAGTCACTCTTTAAGCTCTCATGACCACCAAAGGGTTTTGAAAAGCCATGAATAAAGATAAGATTTTCAACTAGCTTATCAAAAGCTGGAAATATTTCGTCTATGTATGTTTTAGACTTTTCTTTTTTACATTCACTATTTTGAAATTTAACTATAGCGTCATGAGTATTTGAGTCAAAATACAGATTAGTCTTTGACCCTCTCTTTCTTCTAATTCTTTTAAATTTTTTTTTCATTAAGCGATTTTAATTATTATTTTTAAAACTAGATGTCATTTTATTTGCAATTAGCAGTATAGAATCACGGCAGTCTTTAATATCGGAGACAACCTGTCTAACCTCTAAAGAATCAAAAAAGACAGGCTTTTCAAGAACTTTAGACATTGATAAGTACCTTTGATCAAGAAGATCAAGGGATCCCTCTATTGAATCTTGCAAATCTAAGATTAGTTTGCCAAATTTAAAATTAAAATAAAAAGAAGCACAAATCAAAACAAGAAGAAAAAGACAGATTATAATGAGTGTTATCTCAAGAGCAGTCATATGTTAAATTCCTGAAATAGAAAACTATTATATTCATCACAAATCGATCTAATAGAAAATTTATTTTTTATTTTTTCAGATAGTTCTATTGCCCACTTTTTTGGTAGTCCAGGCTTCTGTCTAAACTTAGCTACTTTTTTCTTAAAATCTTCTTCACTTGGCTGAGCCCATCTCATTCCTTTAAAGAATATTCTGTTATCAGGCTTATTTTCCGGTATCTCTCCGAGGGAATAGCTTATAGGTAGAAACTTTCCAAGACCCAAAAAGTCTAAATGTCCTGACCAGTTTGTTGCGATTACAGGAATACCGGAAGCAGCTGCCTCTAGTAAGGGGAGACCAAAACCTTCTCCTCTTGTTAGGCTTATAAGACACTTGACATCTTCTCTTCTGTAGAGACCAGTCATGTCTTCTTCGCTCATCAGACCGTGAAGAAGATGAACTTTTGGAAAGGGGCCCGATCTTACTTCATCTAGTATTCCTTTTAGGGCAGATGTTGTTATCTTTCTATCAATTCTTGTGCTTCTTCCGTGATTAGACTTTATTATTAGTCCAACACTAGGATCATCCTTAAAGGCTTCACAGAACCATTTGATAGTATAAAAGATATTCTTTCTATCATTCCAGGGATCGTTTCCAGTAAACTGGCCAACAACTAAGAAATTAAAATCTGTCTCTATTGGAAGATCTAAGGGCTTAATTTCGCTATCATCAATTTTATCTAAATATGATTCAGGAATTACATGAATAGGGGTTCTAGTAGGTCCAGTATTTTTGATAATATCTCTTGTATGGGTAGTTGGGACAATGACAGCATCCATGCTATTAATTGCATCTAGCCAGGCTGGATTACAACTATCTGTCTCAACAAAAGCAGAGATTCCAACATTACTTTTAGCTAATGTAGGATCCCACTCATCTGGAAGCTGAACCTGGAATGAAATATCATATTTTCCATTATACTCTCTAGACTTTTCCATTATCCTGCTTATTAGTCCGTCTTCTATATCTGGATTGATAAGCCAGGTTGTATTTCCCCAGTTTAATGGCTGAACATATAGGTCTATGTCACTTCTAGACTCGAGCCACTTAAAGACCTGTCTTGAGTGAATTCCATATCCGCTTACAGTTAAAACGGGTGCTCTTAGTAAAACTTTTATCAACTCTCATATCTCCAAATTAAATCTCTATACATTCCCAGCTCTTATATTCATCTTTCCAATTTTCAACCAGATCTTTCATAGTTTCATGCCACTTGTCGACTGTATCTTGATATGCAAACTCAGAAAGAACATAATCTCTAGCCTTTTCCCCTAGCTTCTTTTTCTTCTTTTCAGGCAGTCTATAAAGAGACATTATTCCATCTGCAATAGACTCACAAGAGACATAGTCTTCATAGATATACGGAACCTGCTGGGAACCAACTAGAGTTTTCATCTCTATGTCAAGAGCGACTCCATTTTCTGAGTCGTCTCTATGATCAATAACTTGGCGCGTTAAGCCGCCGGTCTTAGCAGCTATTATTGGTATTCCTGCCTGCATAGATTCCAAAGTAGCTAAGCCAAAACCCTCAGCGTAGCTTACATTTAAGCAAAAATCTGAAATATTATAAAGAATATTCATCTTATCGAAATCTAGCCTTTCTTTTGAAAAGAATATGCTATCCTGAACCTTGAATAGCTCTGTTACCATAAAAAGGTTTGGGCCCTCTGGATCCTGTGGGTCAGTATGCATAATAAGTGTTGCCTTCCTATGACCCTGCTCTTTCTCAAGCTTATCTAGAAATATCTTCCAAGACTCAATGACATCGCTAGGTCTCTTTCTCTTTGCATTTCTATTAACCCAAATTCCAACAAAATGATCCAGACGATCCTTTCCTAATATCTGCTCTTTAAAATGGCTCTTCTGAGTATCAGGTAAGGGAAAGAATATATTTTCTGGAATAGAATGAGGAATAAAATTTGTTTTTTCTGGAAAATGATCATTACACATCTGATATGTTAGATGAGAGTGACAATTTATTAGATCAGTTGAGTCATAAAGCTCTTGATTATAATTGGGATATGGAAGATTATCCCAGACATGCCACCATGCTAGCGGACATACCTGATGAACTTCATCCTCCATTTCAAAAAGCCAAATAAAGAATCTTGGATCAGTAAATATAAAAAGAATTTCTGGTCGCTCGGTGGCAAGAGTAATTCTTATAAGATCTCTATCCCCAAACCCATCTATTGGCTTGATTATAAAATCATCATTGACAACAACAGTTCTATAGTCTGAATGCTTTAATGCAGCTCCAAACTGTCGAAAGGTCCAATATTCTTTTTCTAACAATCCTGAAACTAGATGTCTTGTCTGAGTTCCTACTCCAGATGTCGAAAGAGCGTGATCAGATAGAATTAAAACCTTTTTCTTTTCCATGCGTTCTCCTATAGGGAATATTACACCCAGATAGCATACAGTAAATCAAGTACAGTGATTAGTGTTCTTGTATTGACACCACTTACAGGAATCTCTATTTTTTAAAAACATGCTGTTCTTGACAGAGGATATCATGTTATTCATCATTTTAATTCCCCGCGCTAGAGTCTTGGGTCCTACAGATACTGTAACAAGCTCACAGGACCTATCAGGCTTACTTCCCCTCTTCATTAATATAAAACCGCATCGAATGTCCTTCAATGCAACAGAGTGCTTTCTAGACCAAAAGTGCTTATATAAAATTAGCTGAGCTGTCATAAGAATGCTTTGCTTTTTCTCTTTTCTCCAGCCATACTTTGGAGCTGTCTTATAGTCAAGAATCCAATAGATTTCTTTTCCTTTTTTATCCTTAGTCTTGATAATTGCATCAATAAAGCCTTTGAATTTTATCTTTTTTCCGTCAATCTCTTCATAAAGATACTCTTCAGCCTCAACTGCTTCCCACTCTCCAAATGTCTCATCAAAATAACCCGGGAGAGCATCTAGGCTAATCTTAGCCCAGTCTACCCATGTATCAACATGTGGATGACCCTGTTCATACCAGGTCTCTCCATTTTTTTCAAATGCTGTTCTAATTTCTTTTTCAGCAGATTCAGTCATCATCTTACCTGTCTTGAGATAGCTCTCACATGCATTATGGACACTGGTACCATAGTCAAGATGAGGAGAAGGCTCAAATAGATCAATCTTGTCAATGTATAAAAGCTTATGCCTCCATGGACACTCTTTCCACTGTTTTATCTCAGAAAAAGAGATGTGAGGCTTACCTGTTGGAAAATTATTCATATGTACTAACCTTCTTCTTTATTACTTTCACTTACAGCGCCCTCTATTTCTGCCCAGTCGTGATCATCTCTAATTTCTAAATTCTTTTTCCAAGCAGCTTTCATGACTGTGGGATCCACACCTATATCTTCAAAAAATCCGATAAATGCGTTGAGGTCCTTTGGAAAACATTTTCCTCCGAAACCCCTAGACCCATCATGACCAGGGACATCGATATGTGAATTTCCAATCCTACCATCTGTAATAAATCCCTCGATTGCATTAGTCCAGTCTATTTCATATGCTTCTGCAGCTTGAAGCATTTCATTCATAAAGGAAAGCTTAACTGAAAAGAAGCAATTTGCCATATATTTTATAAACTGAGCTGTAGCAAGATCTGTTTTTATAATTTTTGTGTGAGGAAACCGCTCTCTGAACAAGTCCTCTGCTTTATCAAGTAGCTCCATTTTTCCGCCTAGAACTATTCTAGCTGTGTTAATAAAATCTAACCTAGCTGCTCTCTCTGTCAGAAATTCAGGACTAAATATAATATTCATACTAGGATACATCTTAACGTATCTTTCAACAGTTCCAGGAATAACTGTTGACTTAACTATAAAAATATTATCTTTTCTCTTGTTGACTCTATTTATCTCTTCAAAGACGGAATCCATGATCAATAAGTCAATCTTTCCACCTGTAACATTTCTCATAGGTGTTGGAACAGATACAAAGATAAAATCAGAATCATTAATAGTTTCTTCGATAGTATTCATAGACTTAGCAATGTTTTTATCATATATTTTTATATTTGCGTGCAATCCAAATCCTGCTACAATTGATGATCCTACAAATCCGTTTCCAATAATTCCTATACTATACTTACAATTCATTCTAATATCCTACGAATCTTCTCTATTCCAGTCGCTCTTAAGCATTGATAAAATAGTGCTATCCCAATATCTTCCTTCATTGTAATACTGGTCTCTCATAACACCTTCTTTAATAAAACCAAGCTTTTCATAAATGTGAATAGCCTCATTGTTAGAATAGACTTCACACCATATTCTATTTAGATTTAAATCATTAAAGCCATACTTTATCAATGTTCTAAGGGCATCACTTCCTATTCCCATTCCTCTAAAATTAAAGTCGCCGACGTATATGGTGAACTCAGCTGCTCTGTTAACCCAGTTAACATAGTAAAGACCACAGTGCCCAATTAATCCTCCGGATTCTTTGTCGTGAATTTCAAAATCAAACTGATTTGGATTATTTAGAACCCTATTTTTATACCAGCTATCCTGCATCGGCTTGCTAATTTCTCTAAACTCTCTAAAGTATCTTCTTAGATTTGGGTTATTTCTCCAGCTTCTCAATGTCTCTATTGAATCTGGATTAACAGCTGTAAGAAAACACTTTTCTCCCTTAATCACTTGACTACCTCTCTAATGATCATAAATCTTTCAGCAAACTCCAGGCCACATTCAGAACCATAGACTGCTGCTAGTCTTTTAACATTATCAAAAGATCTAGGATGAGGATGATCTCTCATCTCATCTTTATAGAATGATAATGCATTAATTTTATCTTCTAATTGAGATTCAATATTGACATAGCAGTTTGGAACAAACCTAGACATCGGCATCCACTCAGAAGAAGAGGGAACCTCATATGACATTATCTTTATAGGACTAAAAATATTTAAACCTCTAAATGCAGTTATAGTTGCATTATATACAATTCTATGATCGATGTTCAAGCAAAAAGGAGAGTGGGTTAGTACTAGATCAGGTCTAATATCTTTATCAGAAATATAAAATTCTATCTTCTTCACAACGTCTAAAAGAGGGACTGAATCCATTTTATTATCAGGAAAATTAAAAGATTTATATTCAAATATTCCCAAAGCATGAGAAACCTGAGAAAGCTGAGATGTTCTTTGTCCAGGTTCTCGGGAGCTAACTCCGTCTGTAAATGTCAAGAGTCTAACACAAGATCCAAGAGATGAAAGTTTGGCAATTGTTCCGCCGCACCCTAGTGTCTCATCATCGGGATGAGCAGCTAAAACTAAAACATTTTTATATCTTTCTAAACCTAGCATCGCAAATCAAATCTCCCCTATTATCAAATCCAGCTCTAGAAAATTCTATAACAAAATTTCCTATTTTTATATTTGAATTTAGATATCCTTCTCCATCTAGCATTCTAATTTGATCATATACATTAGAAATTTCACAATTAAGATTAAGACTAGAATTCTTTCTTCTTCTATAGACTTTCATATCAGATTCTGCATCTTGACAAATGGGAGTCGGATTTTCTTTAATGCATTTCTGTATTAGATTAAAAGATTGAGATCCAATTGTCATCCATATATCTCTTAGACTTCCCTGAAGTGTGATTTCACTGGAACAATATACACCTCCAGAATCAACTTGGCCAGTCATTTCTATTGCGTTGACCTTTGAGCTAATAACCTTATCCATTATTTGATTCTGTATCGGGCTTCCCCCTCTTCCCAGAGGCAGGTTAGATGTATGCAAAACAACACACTTATAAGAAGACCATATCTCTCTAGAGACGATGTGAGACCAGTGAAAAAAGAAAATCCAGTCTGGATTAAGATCTTTTATAAATGGAATCTCATCTATATTTGATATTCTTATCCAGGTGACAACTTCACTACTGTTAGAAAGCCTTTTGTAGAGAAAATCTGACCATTCATTGTTCTTAGAGACAAATATACAATTAGTCATTTTTATTCTCAAAGATGTCAGACAGTTTTAAAATAGTCCCTGAATCAATATCTTTCTGAATAAAAATATTGCCATTTATTATCTCTAGATAGCCTGAAGCTGGAATAGAGTCTTCGAACCACGGTCTCATTGTTGTTATATTTTCTCTTGAAAGCCTCTCACCTTTCTTTAGTGGCCTTTTTGTTACTACTGATCTTGTTGCATGAACAAAACTAGATTCACTCTCAGAAACTTTACTTTCTCTAATACCCATGGATTTTTCCACTGATCTAATGTTCTGAACCATTATAGATAGCTCAAGCGGCTGGATCGCGAATGGATGATCTGGGCCTTCCATATTTCTGTCTAATGTAAAATGCTTCTCAACAACTTCTGCTCCGAGAGCTACAGCTACAGGCGGAATTAATATTCCCCTAGTGTGATCAGATATTCCAATCTTAACAGGAATAGAAAAAGAAGTGCTTTTAAGAACTCCTATCTGACCTAGACATATCTGTGAAATCGGTGTTGGGTAAGCGTGATTTCCATGTAGAAACGTTACGTCTGCTTCTGGATTAACGTCCTGAATCCATTCTAAAATATTTTTCATCATAGGGATGTCGCACTTAATACCAGATGTTATTATCATTGGTAAACCCGTTCTAGCAACACATTGAACAATTCTTGGATCTGTAGCTTCAAATCCAGCTATCTTAAATCTCTTGACTCCGATTTCATAAAGCTCATCAACTGCCTTTTCATCAAAAGGAGTAGACATAAACTCTACTCCGCAGTCATCACAAAGCAGCTTTAGATCTTTTTGCCAAGATCTAGGAAGCTCAATGTCTTTTATTAACTGATTAATATCTGTATAGCCTGCAAAGTCAGGTGTATTTTTAGCGTAAAGTGTCTCTGAGGAATATGTTTGGAACTTTACAGCATCTGAGCCTGACTTAGCAGCACTTTCTATAAGGCCCTTAGCAATTTTCCAATCTCTATTGTGATTAGCACCAGCCTCAGCTATGACAAATGTTTTCACGTATTTTTCCTAAAAACAGAAACTGACCTCTTTCCCTCAAGGACAGAATCAATATTGTCAATATTTTCTTTAACAGTCTTAAAAGATTCTTCAGCAGCATTTAGTGTAAACTCTATATCTAGCTTTGTATGAGCAAAACTTATATAAAGGACATTAGAAAACAAAACACCCCTCTTTACCATTTCTTGATAAAAAAGATCTTTCATTCCTGATGGATCTTTGTGATCTTCTGAAAATGTAAGATTATGTCTTGGCCCAGATCCTGCAAAATTTATAGAAAGGTCATACTGTCTTGAAAGCAGGTTCATTCCTTCTTCAAATCTTCTTCCTAGATCCCAAATATGACTATATTCTTTATTCTTAAGCTCTTTAATGGTTGCTATAGCTGCTGCAAGGGAAAGACACTCACCGCCAAATGTCATTGAAAAGAAGATATGATCAAGCTCTTTCATATACTCTTTTTTTCCAGCTATAGCAGATATGGGCAATCCATTTGCCATTGCCTTTCCAAAGCACGCCAGGTCAGGTGTTACTCCATAGTGTGACTGAGCACCACCGATATCCCATCGAAATCCTGTTACAACCTCATCAAAAATTAGAAGAGCACCATGTGACTTACAAAGATCTTTAACACCTTGAAGAAATCCATCCTTTGGAGGTGTAAGAGCCTGAGCTTCCATTATAACAGCAGCACATTCGTGATTTTTTAATATTCTCTCTAGGCTTTCGAGATTGTTATATTCAAATTCGTGAATTATTTCACCTAGAGATTCAGGGACACCATATGATCTAAGACTAATTGCATGCCAGTCTCCCCAGCCATGATATCCACATTTGGCAATATGCTCTCTTCCAGTATACGATCTAGCAATTCTAACAGCAGCAAGGTCAACATCAGTTCCATTCTTTCCAAACCTAACCTGTTCAGCGCAGGGTATGGATTCAATCATAAGACTGGCCAGTTCTTGCTCAAGAACTGTAGGCAAAGAAAATATAATTCCCTTTTCTAGCTGTTCTCTTACAGCTCTGTTTGTTGGTTCATGATTGTATCCTAGTATAATTGGGCCGAGGCCGCACATAAAGTCTAAATATTTATTACCTTTATGATCCCAAATATAGGCACCCTCAGCCCTGTCTGCAAATTTTGGATAAACCCCGTCAACAAATTGATCTGGGCACTTACTCATTGTCTGGGTTCCGCGAGGCATAAGTGATAAAGCGTTAGCCCAGAGATCTTCTTGTTTCATATCTATAATCCTATTTTATGATATAATCTTAAACAGTCTTCGTATGTATTTACAGGACCGTTTTTTAAAATATGCCTCCACTGATTTTCATAGGATTTATTAATATCTTCTAAAGAAAAATTGATACTAGTCAATTCACTGTCGTCTGATATGACCTGGCAACTTCTAGTGTATTTTTTACTTCCATAAGAAAGTAAAAAATTAATAATTTTATCATTGTATTCCCAGACCATAGAGCAAGTGTCATTAGAGTCAACTGTTATATCAAATAGCCTCTTTTCTAACACATGACAAGAATTAGGCATCCCAAATAAAGAGAAAGCATAATCAGGCTCATGAATAAAATCCAAAAGAGCGCCGCCGCCCTGCGATATTATAGAGCTATATTTCTCTCTGTGATCTCCCTTTCTCCAATCTGGCAGATACGACATTGATATAATATTAGCGATTTTTACTCTATGCGATATGTCTTGAAGATCTCTGTAAGCATTAGTAAATCTAAGGTTACATCCAACATGAACTTTTCTGTGATCAACATCTCCCATAAATTTTTTAATTTTTTTAGATGAAATATCTAAAGGCTTTTCAATAAAGATCAATCTATTGATTTTAGAAAATCTAGAAAGAACATCCAGGTGAGAAGAAGTGGGAGTTGTAATTATTAAAACATCATACTCACTATGGATACAATCTTCTATTTTTAGCTCTGTGTTTAAATCAACTATATCAAAAGAGGAATTAGAAAAAATAGAAGAAAGTACTGAGTGATGTCGCCTTCCTATGCTTCCGTATCCAACAATGCAAAATCTCACGCTATACCTCAAAAGATATTCTATTGTTCTCTATGAGAGTGTGGAGAGCCCTGACTATTTCAAGATCTTCTGGAGTATCAACAGAAAACTTCCCAGTTAATGATATCTTTCCAGTATTAAAGACACTACACTTCTTATTTCTCTTAATCCAGGGTGTGACATGCTCAATATCGTATTGGCTGGTAGCATTATTGTGAGCTTCGATTAGAGATCTAAAGTTAAAAACTTCTACATTAAATCCATCCGGCGTGTCTGTATCAGTCTGATAATCATCGGGATTGTCTGCAGATAAAACTCTTGTAACCGTGCTATTGTTAATATAGTCGAAAGTCTTTTCTTTAAAATAGCTTACTGATCTATCAATAAAGATAGGGCTTATTAAAAAGCAATCTGATGTTATTCTAACAACTATATCTTCTTCTTGACAGCCTTCTTCTTCTAGGCTTGTCTGATACCTGTCTAAAACATTGTCTTCAGATCCCCCGTGTATAGAAATCTTTTTACTATTATAGATTGAACTTAGCTGGTTTTCAAATATTTCTTTTTGATCTTTTGGAACTACAAGTAGAACCTTTTCTGAAATAGAATCTTTACAAGAACTAAGAACATGCTCTATGGCTAATCTTTTTCCTATTTTTTGAAATATTTTATTTGGAAATCTTTTCGAAGTCAATCGAGCCTGTATAACACAAAAAATCTTACTCATGAAATCCCTCCAGTGATTTAAAGATTAATTCCCTTCTATAGGGCAATATAGATAATTTATCTTCTTTAATACTGTATTTTATATTTGAAGAGTCAATAATCTTTCTCTTATCATTTTTTTTGATTCCGTCAAAATCATATCCAAATGCCAATAGTTCTCTTTTGCATTTTTTAGAAACAAGATCAAAAAGCTTTTCACTATAGTACGACTTCCACTTGTCTATACTAGACCCAGGCGGTCTAGAAGATTTAGTCAATTCTGGTTTTATAAATTTATAACCAAACTGTAAAGAAAGAGCCTCCAGACAAAAATCTATAAACTCTAGTCTAAATAAAATTGGACACCTGCAGTTGTCCTTGTTGTCAAATATTGGAAAAAATAAAAAATTCTTATTATTTGCAACAGGCCATTTATAATCTAGATCACAATATGATTCAATAAAATAATCAAAACTACTAAATATTTTTTGATTACTATTTCTATTCCACGGCCATCCAAAGGTAAAGTAAGTTACAAGTAAATTAAATGGATTTCTTAAAACAGAAAACCAAAATAGTCTTTTTTTAAATATTTTAGTTTGATCTCTATTCCAGGCTCTTGCAACACCACTATCAGATATAACTGAAGAAGGTCCGTTTAAGTCAGAGCATATATAGTGATCTCCCCTTAGAATCGGACCTTCAGTCGGGCAAAGATGTCCTTTATCTATTAGCCCCTTAATCTGATCAACTCTCATCTCTGACTTGTTGGCAAAGTCTTCTTGCTCCTGAGATAATAAGATTGAGACACCTGGATGATTATTTTTCCTTACTAAAAATGAATCTGTTCCCGGTTGAAGGTGATTTGTTTTCCAGATTCCTGAATTATACATTGCCTGTCTAACATACATTGTACCGCACTTAGGCATTAAATTAGCATAAATCTTACTATGATTATTTTTAAAAATAAGACAATACTCATTAAAATTTTCTGGTATCTCTAAATTAAGATAGTCTAGGGACATTTTAAATCAATACTCATCAGCAGTCTTTCTATCTTTAAACTCACCATCTGCCTGTAGTGCATAATCACACTTAGCGCAAGCTGAAAGCTCATAAAACTTACCTTCAAAATGCTTTTTTCTAATATGATTAAGCTCATCAGAATTCCATATTTCTTGTAATGTCTGATTGTTTATATCACCTAGAGGTAGCTCATCATCATAATCACTGCAGCACGGAAAAACTCTTCCATCATCATAAACTGTCAGCCTAGTAAGGAGCTGAGAGCAGACAAAATTAGACTTATACCCTTTTTTAAATCTTCCAGTCTGTCTGATGCTATTGTCAGACTCAATGTAATCAAGAAGACCTATTGAGTCAACTATGGGAGAAAAAAGATCTACCATATCCCTTATCTCTTTCTCTGTTACACCCGGAAGCTTTATAAAGTTTATTCTTGTGACAGGCGTAATAGAACCCATCTCCTCTCGGATATCTTTAAACCTCTTTACGTTTTCAAGGACCTGTTCATACTTAGCGCCCGTTCTAACTTTTTCATATTTTTCCTTATAAGGAGAGTCAAATGATATAATAAGCTTATCAAGACCTGAAGAGATTAGGTCTCTTGATCTTTTCTCATTTAATAGGACACCGTTTGTGTGAAAGAATATATCAATAATTCCCTTTGACTTGGCATAAGCGACCATCTCTCCGAGCTTCTTATGGAGAAGTGGCTCCCCTATAACATTTAAGTTTAAAGCATAGACACCATTTTTTGACATATCATCTATGATCTTCTTATAAAGTTCGAAATCAATATTTCCAGGCTTTCTCCATGTCCCTTTTTCTATTCTCTGTGTTCTTGAGCAAAATGGACACTTTAGATTACAATGACTTGAAACCTCAATATCTAAGTGAAGCGGACTGTCAGCTACCTTAAGCTCTCTTGGATATTTAACCCACTCTTTTCTATATTTTTTATACTCTTCAGAGTGCTGAGATTCCCATTTTCTCCAATTATCATTCTTTATATCTTCAAAACAGTGAAAAACATCAGAAGATCGCTCTTCGTGACTTTCTTTTTCAGGATGAATGGGCTTCAATAATCTCTTTAATTTCTGTAATTTCCATTTGAATATCTTCATCATCTGAAAAATACCTCTCTCTGTCTATTGGTTTAAAGTGTGTAGAATAGTAATCGTTTATATTCATCCACTCAGAGCTTTCAGGTGTGATTATAAAATACTTGCCTACACCAAATGCTCTCTCGCTTTCTCTTCTGTTTAAAAGCTGTTCGTGTATCTTCTCTCCAGGCCTAATTCCAATAATCTCAATAGGCTTTCGTGGGTCAACACACTTTGCTATGTCTACTACTCTAGATGCTTTAATCTTAGGGACAACAATTTCTCCGCCGACCATGTTATCAATTGACCATTGAACCATTTCAACACAGTCCCTGATGTCCATCCAGAATCTTGTCATCTTGTCATCTGTTATCTTAAAGTGAGACTTTGAAACCATGCTATTAAATATTTCCACTATGCTACCTCTAGAGCCTATAACATTTCCATATCTTACACAAGAAATTTTAGTCTTTTTATTTGAATCTTCATCATTCTTGCTATAAGAATTACTAAAAATAGAATACTTTTCTGCAAGCATTTTTGTCGAACCATAAAAGTTAATAGGCTCAACTGCCTTATCTGTTGAAAGAACTACAACCTTTTCAACCTCTTCCTGAATTGCAATATCGCAGACATTTTTTGTTCCATTAACATTGGTCTTTATGGCTTCACCTGGGTTATATTCACAGAAAGGAACATGCTTTAAAGCAGCAGCATGAATAACATAGTCGACACCTTTAAAGGCAACCGCAAGTCTTTCTCTATCTCTAATATCTCCAAGAAAAAATCTAAATCTCTTATTAGTCTGTTTGACACCTATTTTATTGTGAAGATATCCCTTTAGATTATGCTGCTTGTATTCATCTCTACTAAAGATAACAATTTTTTCATAAACATTTGATTCAAGACAGAAGTTTACAAAGGCCTTTCCAAAAGTCCCAGTACCGCCAGTTATAAGAATTGATTTTTTTGACATTAATTCCCTCAGATAATATTCAATAAGATTTTAATAAATTTTTTAAGAATTTATCAACATATTGATTAAAATCTTTAAAACTCCTATCAGGAGAATCTTTCTCAATTCTCTCAATTTCAGAAAAACAATCTTCTGTATATTCTTCTATGTAAGAAAATATCTTAGAACTAGGCTTAACATATCCTCTTCTATTTATTGGAATTGATTCATCACCATTGTATTTTTGAATATTCTTTGAATATTCAGGAAGGGCAAAGTCGATATAGGGTATTCCAACAGGAATAAGATCAAAATAGGCTGAAGTTCCAAATCCCATAGAAATTGTAGAAAGTGATGGAAAGACCACAGCTTCACTAGGATACCACATATCATCAAAGCAAACAGAAATATTAGAATGATCATAATAAGGTCTTGGAATCCCTTGATTTTTTCTTCTTTGCTTTATTACAATGTTATAATCTTTGTTAATTAAAAAATTAACAATACCCAGAACCTCTTTGTGATACCCATTTTCAGGATAAAATAGAAAAGCTGACTTTTTATCCATATAGTCTTTAAATCTTTTAGGAATTAGATTGATTTGATCATCTATATTCCAAAATGAAATTGGGACTTTAGACACTATAGAACTAGAATTAAATCTATTCTTGAGATCATCTTGATAGCACTTATCAGTAACAATATAGTCACTAGACTCTGATGCAAAATTAAAATAATCTAATCCATGCTGAATACAAAATCTCTTTTCATAGTTGAATGAACTTTTAATAGATTTTTTATTTTGCTTACCGGGCTTTATATTAAAATCAGAAATATTTTCAATGGTAAACAAGATATCAAAAAACGTTGATGAATCTATATTTTCTGCATGAGAAATCTTAATATCTGAAAAATTAGCTGATTCAAATATCGATAGAAATCTTTTAAAATTTAAGTCTACAGAGTTATATTTTCCACTTGAAGTATAATAAAGATAGAAATTTATTCCGCTCTTATGTCTGCTTAGTCCAGAATATAAGGGTAAAAAATACCTTAGATCTGTCATTCCCTCACAAAGAAAAGCTATGTTCATTTCTTCTTTCCAAATAATATTATGTAGAGCTGTGGACTTGACTCCCATAAAGCCAACATGTTTATCCCTGGACTGTCAAACAAAGATGAAATCACATTGAGATCCATCAAAACAGGAACCTCTTGCCCTATTGCCATCTTAACATCTGGATATCCAAGTTTTTCAACCCATTTCTCAAATACTTTAAACTCTGGATGAAGAGAAAACTCGTCATTCCATAAGCATGACCAAAGATAGTTATCACTGCTATAAAAAGATTCATGCTCACCATTCTTCTTCCAGCCGATCTTATAGTTATCATATCTCCAATGATCACCAAGACCCCAGTCAATTAGTATCTCACCGTTATCTTTTAAAAGATTGTGAAAGTTTGACATCATTTTTTCAGGATTCTTAGAAAAATATGCGCACCTAGTACAGACTATAAGATCGAATTTCTTACTATTATCATATGGATATTCGTTTATATTCCAGTTTCCAAGAGATAAATCATAAAAATTCTTATCATCTGAAACAAACCAGTCTGTGAACTGGTTACTTTTAGAAAATCCATAGAATCCTATAGATTCATATTCTTTTTGATCATCAAGCGTATCTAGATATGCTCTATACACATAGGGATCTGATTTTCCCATTTTAACAATCTTTTTTATTGATAAATTCTAAAAACTTATTTTTAAAAGGAAGCCTGTCAGGACATGTTAAAACTATATCTTTCCTCATTCCAGATCTTGCTATATTTCCTGAATGAAGCCCTGAAGATTCAAAAAATACACAATCTCCCTTTTTTCCTGTGCATATAAATTTATCATATGTAAAATCAGAAATTTGAATTGGATCAGATGTCATAGTCTCAGGAACGTTATCAACTATATCATCTGAAAGGTATCCTGAATGACATTCATTTACAGTTGCTTCATGATTTTTCCACATTTTTCCAAATAAACAAAACTTCTTGCTTATTCCATTCTTAAACATGCTATGTTTAATATCTCTCTCAAGAGAGTTTGAAATTCTATGAGAACCTATCGCATAGAACATTGGACCGTTATCTATTGTTACATCATCAAGCAATATTTGAACTTTTAATTGATTCCGTAGTAAGTCATAATGCCATCCATTGTGATTATACGGAGAAGGATTAAGCCACTCTAGCGTCGCTCTATGAAACTCTGTATCTAAATTTCTATAATATGATTTAAAAACTGCTCTAAGATAATCATTTTTAATTAAAACATCAGAGCCTGGATGAAAAAATCCCATAGACTTTGACTGAAGACGGGATAATCCATGATTTTTTAGTGTCTTGTCATGTCTGATTTGAAATTTATTTTCAGAAATTTGATTCATTGAGATATATCCAGAATGTTCAATTTCACCCTTTAGTCCTTCAAAAACCTGATCTTGAAAATTACAAAGAGTAGAAAGCTCATCGTCAGTAAAAAGACCTTCACATTTTGAAATTCCGGCATCTTCAATCTCTGACAGTGTTTTACCTATATTTAAGTCATTAAATATCTTATTAAAGTCATCTCTGTCAGAGATATTAGATTTTTCTTTTATTAAATCAAATAGATTTATAAATTCCTTGAAAAAATCAGAATCTTCATCTGCAAGTAGATTAAATTCACTAATTACTTCTTTTGTAAAGTATTGTGACAATCTATTCATAAAGATATTGTGATCCAGTATGGTTGGAAACTCAATAGAAGAATTGGATTCTTTCCACTTATTCCAGTCTTTTTGTAAATCTCCTGACTCTTGATTATCAAAATGAATCATCTTAATTAAGTCTAGTATTTCTTCTTTTCTATCTTTCATCAATCATCTCTCTCATGAAACAAAATTTAATATCTTCTTTATTTTTCTGTAAAAAGCCGATAAGACTATCTGTCATTTCCTTGCTAAGATAATTCTTATCCCAGTCGCAAGCGTGATAGACAATCTCGGTTTTTGAAAATAGCTTAAGTTCTTTCTGGGGGGGACAGACGTTGTAGTAGACAACGTTTTTAAACTCTTCTGCCTTTTTACCATAGTCTAGCGATCCATCACCATAGGTGTCAGGTGAAAGTGCAAGAACCTCTATCCCTTTGTCACGACAGGCATCGAATGATTCGTGGGACATTCTCCATGCTGGTGGTCGAAGAATTGGAGAAAAAGTATCTTCTAAGTCAGCCTTCTTAATAACATCAAAAATAGCATCTAGCATCTTACAGCATTGATCATAAGTTAGATTTCTCATCTCATCATTGTCTGTCTTTCCGGGAATTCCATGATAAAATCCATGATATCCCACTTCAAAATTTTCTTTTGGAAGTGATCTTAGAGCTTGACAAAATTCAGAAAACATATGAAGCTGAAGCGGGAACTTAGTAGACACTTCAGGTTTCATAGTTCTCCAATATGAGGCAGGAACAAACAGGGTGAACTTGGCTAGTGGGAATAAGGTAATTATCCTATTACACTGCTCAATGATCCCCAGAGACGATCTGGGATGCGGAGAGACATCATCTATGCTTATGTTAATCCTATACATTTTCTATTATCATTCCATATGAATCTATAGCATCTTCTTGACACATATTATATCCCATAGCTCTTGATTTGAATATATTGAATCTATTTCTCATATTTTCAACAGCGCCTAGCAGAGTTTCAAAATTACTAAATGACAATCCGTATTCAGAAACATATTCTGGAATGCTTCCACCTTGATCATGATATATTACTGGTAAGCCAGATGCAAGAGCCTCAACCACATGATTTGCTCCTGCCTCTTCAATAGATGCTGTTAAATAGACATGATTTTGAGGAAGAAGTCTAGATAGAGATTCATCACCTTGAGGCTCTATGTAATTAATTAAAGAAGTATTAAATCTTTCCGGGACTCTTCCTATAAAGGTAACATGAATATTTTTTTCAATTGATTTTTTAGATAAATATTCATAAAAATCAAAGCCTTTTTTAGGGTTAGTTGACCAGTGGTGTGTTACTATTTTCATTTTTTCATCACCGGCTAGCTTTAGATCTTTCTTAAATTTATGAAATATCTTCCTAGATTGATTTTTAACTATGGCATAATTTGAACCGGAGAACCCTATGGCCCTTCTTGCCCAATCACTTGGAAAGATAAAAAAATCAGAAAACTGAAATGTTTGAGCTACTAGCTGAGTAAGATCAGGCTTACTATGTGTTCCAATATCTCCAACTCTTTGGATAATTTTTGATCCAAATTTATTCTTATGCTCTAAAAAGTCTCCATACCATACGCCTGATTCATCAGGTCTCGGATCCATGCAAAATATAATATCAACATCATCTTCTAGATTATAAACCACTTCATGTGATCTGCTCTTAAGCATTTTAGAAAGTATACAAACAGTTTTATTTCCTCCGCCCCAAGGTCCAGATTTTGGCTTTCTGTTAATGTATATTTTCAATATTAATTCCTGCCATAGTCATCTTCAATTCTAACAACATCGTCTAAATGAGATGTGCTTACTTCTACAATTGTAACTGATGACTCACCTGCACCAAACCTATGAATCTGATTTGGATTAACGTGAAAAGACTTTCCCATATCAATTTTTATAAGATTGTCATCTTTATCATAGTTGTGCAAAACACCCTCAATAACATATACTGACTCTTCTTTAGTCTGGTGATATTGCTTAGAAAGTCTATGGCCTGCTCTTATGTGCAAGATCTTTCCTACATAGCTGTCTGTCTTAGCCCAGATAATTTCATATCCCCAGGGCTTTTTAATCTTCATTTCTTTGATACCAAGAGGTCAAAATCAGAAAAGTAAAGATAGTCTATGTTAGTTCTTAAAAAACAATCAATAGCATGGTCAGGATTTTCACAAATAGGCTCTCTGTCATTAAAGCTAGTATTTAGTAAAATTGGCACCCCTGTTTTCTTATTCCATCTAGAAAGAAGGTTGTAGTACCACTTATTATCGTTCTTAGAGACAGTTTGCAATCTAGCTGTTCCATCTAGATGTGCTACAGCCGGCACCTTTTCTAATGAATCTTCCTTTAAGGGAATTGCAAAACTCATATACGGACTACTTTGATCAATTTCAAACCAGTTAGCGACCTCTTCTCTAAGAATAGAAGGAGCAAAGGGTCTATACCACTGTCTGTGCTTAACTTTTTCATTTATCATTTTTTTCATATTCGGGCTTCTAGGGTCAGCTAAAATACTCCTATTACCAAGTGCTCGACGTCCGGACTCAGAGCCTCCTCCAAAAACAGAAACTATCTTTTGATCATCTAGTAGCCCGATTAGGCTAGAGATATTTGAATTTTTATATTCAACTTTATCAGATCTATTTTTTAACGATGCCTCTATTTCTTCAATGTTGTAGCTTCTACCTAGATAGGGTGTAAAGTTATCTTTCCAGTTAATTCTAGGCTTATCTAATATCTGGTGCCAGACATATTGAGAAGCACCTATGGGAAGTCCGCCATCGTGAGGTGTTGGTGTAACATAGACATTTTCTATACTAGGAAACCAAGACCTTATCTTCCCAATTGCAACACAGTTGAGAGAAACACCTCCGGAAAAGCACAGATTCTTAGTTGGAATTTGACCAATTAGCTGTCCAATGATGCTTCGCATAACTGTCTCTGTGGCTGACTGAAGACCTGCTGCAAGATCAAACCTTTCGCTTTCTCCCTTGTCAGCTATGAGCTTCCACTTGTTAAGATAGGGATGTACTGGATCTTTTCCAGGAATTAGAGCCCCTCTAGGCTGACCAGCTGGCTTATGAGATGCAATTGCAATGTCTGAAGTTAACATTTTTAAAAAATCATTATGAAACCTTGCTGGATCTCCTATGGATGCCATTGCCATGACACTTCCGGCCTGATGGCCTCTTGGCCATCCCGACTGAAGCTGAAAAATATATCTAGTAGCCCGGGTCCAGACACCTCCAATATTAACAAAAGACATTGGAAATGTATGAACATGAGCTATCTTATTTCCCTTTCCAAGCCATATTGTGCATGCTGTAACAACATTGTCTTCTTCAACACCGCCTCCGTCGAAAGTTAAAATTGTAGCATCTTCTAGATTACTTGAGAAGAAAGCGTTTGCAGCATGTGACTTATGGTGGCCTATTGTAAATATATTTCCACCTCTTGACTCTACAGAAGACATCACCTTCTTATATGATTCATCATAATGAGACAGCTTAGAGCTAGGAAAGCAAGTTGCAACATGTGATATTTCTTCTAGCATATCAGGATAATTTTCAAGAAAAAATCCCAATGAATCTCCTGCAGGCTCTTTTTCTCTTATAAATCTCTCATATTCATCATGAACAACGGGTTTCCCCTCATCAATAACAGAATAAGAACAGTCATGTCCAGACCACGCACCTAATATTTTCATTTCTAACCTCTTGTCATCCAAGAAAAATCTTCATTACTATCTTCAATCCAGTCTACTACTGTCTTCATTCCTTCCCTTATTGAAATCTTCGGAGACCAATTAAAATCTCCAGAGACCTTGCTAATATCAGAAATGTATATCTTTTGATCAGAGTTTCTAGATTCTGATAGTTTTACTTCTTTGTGATTTCCAGACATCGTATTGTCTAAGAATGTATTAAACTCTAATATAGAGGTAGTATTTTTTACTCCACCTCCGACGTTATAATAGTCTCCATAATGTCTAGATAGATTTGTTGACTGCTTAGACACTAGATCATAAAGATCATCAATGTGAAGACAGTCTCTAACCTGCTTTCCGTTAAATCCGTAATAATATAAATCTAAGTTAAACTTTTTAGCCAGCGCAAACCAGACCATCCAGCCCTGAGAGACTTTTCCAAACTGGTGAGGACCGTAAAGACAGCTAAATCTATTTATGACAGCAGGTATGTCAAAAGCCACAGACCATTCTTGTATTAAAAGGTCAGCAGCATTTTTAGTGACACCGTATATTGTATGACCACCACCATTTAAATCACCCTCTTCATTAAAGCCAAGTGAAGTCCACCCTCGAACAGGCTGGGCTTTAGACTCATCCCACTTAAATCTGGTATCATTCTCAATCATAGGTATAGAATTACAAAACCCTCCAGAGTATGCCTTATTAGAACTCCAGAATATAATTCCAGATCCTCTCTCTCTACAGAATTCAAGAATATTAACAACACCTATTGTATTATTTGTAAAATCATAAAGAGGATTTTGGTATCCGTCAACAGCAGTCGTCTGTGCAGAGCACTCTAGCACGACATCCGGATTAAACTTTATATCATATAAATCCTCTCTATTTCTAATGTCACAATGCTTAAAGGTTATATTTTTATGATTTAAAAATCTTCTAAGGTTATTCTCACTTCCTCTTCTTGATAAATTATCAATACATAAAACTTTATTTCCATCTGAAGCAAGCTTAATTGCTAAGTTTCCTCCAACAAATCCTGCACCGCCTGTTATAAGATATTTCATATCTCCATTAGCACTTTTTCAAAAAGTTTGTCATATTTTTCAACATGAGATTCTATGAGTATTTTCTGAATATTTCTATACGCCTCTTGGACACAATCGTCACCAGGGATAAAAATATCATAATCAGAATCCATATTGATTATACAGCTTTCAGGCAGTATATTTCTAGCTATTCCCACATTAGTTGAAATAATTGGTGTCTTTGTTAGTGCACACTCTATTATAGACTGCGGGCCTCCTTCAACTCTGGATCCCACGACATATAGATCAGTTGCATTGTACATGTCTACAATTTCATCAAAATCTGGTAGCTCATAGTAGCTGTAGTTAATTCCATAGCTTTCAAGCCTAGAGATTACATACTGCCTCCTCCACCCGTTTAGCAAAACGTGAACCTCTTTGTCAGAGTTTTCTGAAAACTTTTTAACAAAGTCACAAAATCTATCTGGACCTTTTTCAAGCTTAGGTGATTTTAAATCTCCCCCTTCAGTGTCTCTTTGAAAAGAAGATATAACAAATTTATCACTAACACCGTATTTTTTCTTACAGGCAGCATTGTCCAAATCCTTCCAAAGATGATTATTAGCCCAATAAGAAATTTGAATAATTGGTTTTTTTGTAATTTTTCTAATAAAGTCTTCTGTCTGAAAGCACGGAACATGATAAGCGTCAACAAATCTATCTCTTTCCATAAACTCAGAAAGTCTATTATTATCAAACTTCCAAGGAACTTCATGATGTATGGTGCAAATAACTTTCTTTAATGATAAAAGCTTAGGATCAATCTGTCTCCAGCACCATCCTGCTAAAAGCCAATATAGATCAGAATCTAGATCATTAAAAGTAACGCTGTGTGAAGAAAATTTCTGATACTCTTTTCCATATCTATCACAAAACCAGTTCTCTCTCGGTATGTGACAAAATACTTTCATCTATTCTTCCAGCCAGTCTTTAATATAGTCTGCATCTTCTTCATTGACAACAGTATCAGGTTGAGATAGAATAGCCTCTTCGTATAGAACAACGTAGTCTGAGGGATGACAATTATCAGGATTTATCGGATTTTTCTTCCAGTTTCCTGATGAATCTATCGGTGATTCCCAGCCAATTGAAACTGCCATATCTTCAATTCCTATAGGGAAAGAATTATCATGTTTATTGGCAACATCATCAAATTTAAAAATTTCATAATATTGAAATCCTTCTTTTGGAGAAAAGTACTTTCCATATCTCTTATTGCCTCTAACTCGAGCATTTGTCCCTCTTGGGTCAGTCTGAATTGCAACAGAGGGTGGAATAATCGGAACAGCACAGTGCCAATTTAGATTTTCACTAATCATAACATCTCTAACGCGACTTAGCATGTCTGTCTCAGAATCCTGCCCACCTTCGTGCTTTTTATTATTTTCTGACCATGGTGCTATTTTTTCGAGGACCTCTCTACTAAAAAGAACATCTCCTGCGCACATAATCGGACTTCTTCTCATGTCAATTAAAAATTTATATTTATCACTCTCTTTGCTAACAGGTTTAAATGGAGAATGAGAATTATTGGTTACATTTCTTTGTGCATCTAAGAGCATGCATCCTATAGTATCCTTATTATTGCTATAAAAATCAACATAACCCTTTAGCCAGGCTCCCTTCAAGACAAATTGCATATCTCCCTGTAAGGGGCAAATAAAATCACCTGTGGATTCTCTGACGATTATATTCAAAGCTTTAGCAAATTCATTTGAAGGATCTCTCTCTTTTTGTCTAAATACCTTAAATCCTCGATCCTCAAGTTCAGATAGATATTCCTCTGTTCCTTCTTCGACTGAGGCATTATCTACGACTATTATCTCTTTATTTTCATAGTCTTCTGTTGTGTACAGAAGACTTTCTAAACAGCTCTTAAAGTAAAAAAGCCTATTACAGTTTACTATTCCAAATGTTACTTTTAACACTTTTTTCTCCATACAGATAGGTAAGCTGAATATTGTTCTTTCTCAATATCAGCATTTACTAAATCATTCTTATTCCAGCTAATTAAACCATTAAATGCTGGTATAATAAATAGCTTAAAATCTTTTCTAAGCAATCTATTTTTTTCTAATTCACTTTTAGAAGCCACATTGATAGTATCAAGTAGCTTTTTATCATTTAAAATTTCAAAACCAATTTCATTCATAATTTTATCAAAGTGATTAGGATTATATACTCGTTGTTGATGAAATTTAATCACAGAATTTTGAAAAGTACAAGGAATGCTGGTAACTATAAATCCTCCTGGTTTAAGAACTCGATGCATTTCTTTCAATCCCTTAATGTCTCCATAAAAATCAATATCATCTCCATATCTTCCTAGCCCAAAATGTTCAATTGCGTGCAAAGAGCTTATAAAGCACAAAGAATTGCTGTCAAAAGGCAAGGACTGTGCCTGACACTTTATAATTTTTTGATTTAAAGTTTCCATATCCACTTCATTAAAAAGCTCTACATATATCAATCCCTTTTTAAAAATTGAACCAAAAAAACCAGCAGATAGAAATCTAGAACCTATATCTAAAATAACATCATCATCAAGGTCTTTAAAGAAGTAAGAATGCTTATCTCTAATTGATTTTATAAACTTAAATGCAATTATGTCCTGTGTATGATATACTAGGTCTGAATTAAGTAATTGACTTTCTGAATATTGAAAGCTGCTATTGTTTATAACTCTGATATCTTCAAATAAATCAAAATAAAAATATTTTGTATCATATTTTAAACTAATAAAATATTCAAAATTATTTATAAACTGATTTGCTTCTTCGCTATTCATTTTAAATTCATTACCTCATTCCTTTTCTATCTTAGAATTAAAAATAATATCATCTATTATATTGTTTAAAGATATTGTTATTGACCAGTCAGGAAAGTGAGACTTCAGCTTGCTAAGATCAGTATAGTAGCAGATATGATCTCCTGATCTATTTTTATCTGACACTGAATAATTTAACTCTAAGCTGTGATTGTGTTTCAGATAATGTATTATCTCAAGAATTGAAGCACTATTCTCTCTTCCGCCGCCTATATTATAGACTGCTCCCTGTCTTGGGTTTTCAATAAATCTCTCAAAAGCCTGGATTACATCGTAGCTATGAATTTGATCTCTTACTTGCTTTCCCTTGTACCCAAAGACTGTGTAGGGCCTTCCAATTATCGCACATTTGACAATATATGATAAAAATCCGTGAAGCTCCACACCTGCGTGCTGGGGCCCAGTTAAGCAGCCGCCTCTAAATATTCCAACATTCATATTAAAATATCTTCCATATTCCTGTGCTACTATGTCAGCAGATACCTTTGATGCTCCGAATAGAGAGTGAAGGCATTGATCTATTTGAAAGCTCTCAGAGATTCCTTCTGAAAACTCTCTAGAGGCAAAGTCATATCTAACATCACTCTCACTAATTTCAAGATTATTTGGTCCATCTCCATAGACCTTATTAGTGCTCATGTGAATGAAAACAGCATCTTTTGAGCAAAATCTTCTGGTCGCTTCTAGAAGATTAATAGTCCCAAATGCATTCACGTTAAAGTCCAAGAGAGGTATGTCTGCAGCTTTATCATGACTAGGCTGTGCAGCACAGTGAATTATGACATCAGGCTTAATGTTTTTAAAAATGCTACTAATCTGGTCTTCACTAGTAATATCAGCGTGAAAGTGTGTATACCCATCTTCTATCTTAAGTTTCTCAATAGTAGGAACGACACTGCCTTCTTTGCCAAAAAATGTAGATCTCATGTCATTGTCAATACCCCAGACAAGATGATCTTTTAAAAAGTATCTAACTGCTTCACTTCCAATTAAACCGCCTGCACCTGTGACTAAGACTCTCATGTAAGGCACTCCGTGAAAGCTTCTAGATATCTATTTGTTGTATTTTTAATATCAATATCTGATTCGTCTTCAGTGTATGTTTTTTTAGAAAAATCCATGATAGGCGGATTATACAATCTAACCGGCGCAAAGTCCCAATCATCTTCATCTATGATGGTAGAATTTTTACCTGCAATCTCTTTTGTTCCACCGGCAGAGGAGCATATTATATGACATCCAGATGCCCTAGCATCAACCACAACATTTGGACAATGATCTAGCCAGGCAAGGTGAATAAAGTATTTTGAAGCTTTGTAAAGAGATATTAGTGTCTTCCAGTCTAAAACACCTGCATAGAAAACTCTATCATGATCAAGCTTGCAATCAGGATTTGCCCCTGCAACAATAAGACAATCATTTTCTGAAGAGTGTTCTGAAAAATATCTTATATTTTCACTTAATCTTTTGTGAGGTCGCCATGAGGAAGCGCATGTCCAGATATTTTCAAATCTTTCTAAATCATTTGAAACCAAGGGCTCTATGTTTTCAATATCTTCGAGACACGTTCCATTGTGAATCACAAAGCTCTTCTCTTTAACCCCAAAGAATTTTTCTGTTAGAAGTTTATTAAATTCTGACTGAAATATAACACTGCTAGATACCTGATAAGTTTTTTCAATCGGTTCGTTTAGAGAGTTAAAGTCTTGATCAGAGTTAAAGTAAATTCCATCAAGCCTTTGCACTATGGGAGCTAGTTTAAAATTTGATGCTATAAAGCTTAGCTGAATATCTGGAGAAATAGCCCTCATAGGTGTATCAAAGACCTGATATCCTTTTTCCTCGAGGCAGTTAAAGAGCTTTTTTCCAAATCCATTTGGACCAGAATTTGAATTAAAATTGACATTATCAAAAAATATCTTCATTATCTTTTAATTCCGGCCACAATTAACTGACTTGCTGGGTGAATACCGTAGATATTATTTAAAGACTCCATCATCTTTGCTATATCTGGATCGTTAGAGTGTCCTATAATTCTCAAATATTCATCGTGACTCTTGCAAGCAAGATAGGCCTTAAAAGGTTCAACATTGTTCATGTAGAGAAAGGCACCAATAGACTCAACTGTAAGAGGTAAAACGTGATCTAAATTAAATGAGTAAGAAGTCCAATTAAAAATATTTGGAACTATTATCATTATAATACCGTTTCTATCCAGCTTAGAGCAAAGGCCCTTCATAAGGATTTGTATGCTATCTCTATCGACATGTTCAAGACAGTGATGTGCAACAATGGCATCAAACTTTAGATTATCAGGTATGTCTTCTATTCTTTTAAAATTACAATTTGCTTTAGGGTCAGCATCTAGATTGTAGTAATTTTTACATAAAGTCATAAGAAATGAATTACCATTTTCATCCTTGCATGTGCCAGTTCCAGATCCAAAATCAAGTAAATTTTCACACTTATTTATATCATACTCTGCAGAAAAGGCTGTATATTCAGGATTTTCTTTAGAAGGTTCAGAGGTAGTAATCACGTTACCAGTGGGTTGATCTGGATCTTTTGGATCTCTTTTTGAAATATCAGACCAGTAAACACCAGCCAAGAAAGGAAGGCGAGATTGATCAGCGCCAAGTGTATCAAGAGTTTTCTGACAGAGATTTTTAAAATTCTGGTATGTGACATTATTTAGATTCATTTCTATCTACTTTTCACCATTTAATAATTCATTTCCAAAATCAATCCAGCCCTTATATGTGGTTCTTCCCGGCTTATTATAGATTCCAGCAAACTTAGTAATTCCTCTTCCTAAGTGAAGATATAAGACATCGCCCTCCTCTGAGATTGCTTTGTCAGCATGAATTTGATGTTTTTCAATTAGATCATCACTGATTCTATCCAAAATACTAGGATCATTATGTGTATTTCCGCACACATAGTATTTAAAGTCTTGGTCTCTTAAAAATTTTGTATAGTGATCACCAACATCCCAAAGCATCTCTTTTTTTGAATTCCAATTTGGATACCAGTTTCTTCTATTTTTCTCATAAAGGTCTAGGTCTATTAGGCAGCCTGATATGTGCAATGCTTTTATTCTACTATTGTCTTCTCCAAATGCTGCACCTGCAACCCAGTCAGATAGTTTTGACTTAAGATAGGTTAGCCACCCCTTCTTGTAGGCCAGGACGTCGTTGTGACAAGTAAACATATATCTTGTCTTTATAAATCTAGATGCAATATCAATTCCCACACCGTTAAGAACACTATCAGGATATCCGTTTAGTATTGATTTAAATTCACCTCTATTTAGTATTAAGTTGATTCCTTCTATCTTCTTTAGTTCTTCAACAACATCAGGCGGAGAAAAATTATCAACAAGATAAATCTCAATTGGATGTTCAGAGAATTTTTTAAAAGAAGCTACTGCATTTCTTGTCATCTCTGGAGAAAGATGAGTAACCATAGCAATTGATATAGCGTCCTTGTTGATGTCATCTTTTAAAAATGCTTCAACTGTAAACTCCCCTACATCTGTCTTTATTTCAATCATTTGCTCTTCCAGAAAGTGTATATTCCCTTATTAATCTCATATTCACTCCAGACAAACCTATCTCTTCTTGGTTGAGATTTTGCCCATTTCCACATTCTTGATACACCCTCTTCAAGATCGACAGTGTGATTAAATCCTAAAACATCAACGGACTTTTTCCAAGTCGACCAAGCATTCTTAACTTCATGTCTAGGCTCAAGATAAACTGGTTCAATATCACTCTCAGCTGCTCTGATGACAATATCGCATGCATCCTTGATTGAGTGCTCTTTTACACCTCCAAGGTTGATTATCTCACCAACACACTGATCTAGCTGAGATGCTTTCCACAGAGGTTCTAGGCAGTCATCAATGTAGCTAAAAGCTCTCTTTTGTTCACCATCTCCAAATATAGTTGGATTTTGACCTTCAAGTATCTGATACATCCAGATGCCCAGTACATTTCTATACTTGTCCCAAATATTTTGATTAACACCGTAGACGTTATGGGGTCTTATAATTGTATATTTTAATCCAAATTGATCAAGAGCACATGCAAGATCTTGCTCAACAGCATATTTTGCAATTCCATACGGATCAATTGGAGACGGCGTCATCGATTCATCAAAGGGAGGGTCGTATTTGTCTCCATAGACAGCCATGGTACTTGTAAAAACAAATCGACTAATATCGTTTTCAATAGCCTGATTTATTAAATTAGAAGATGCAACTAGGTTGTTTTTGTAATTAAAACTTCTTATAAATGGCGAAAGACCCTCAGCAGCGTAAGCTGCCATATGATATATTATTTCTACGCTATGAGAATTAAATATATTAGAAATTTCATCTATCTGATTAATTAGATTTAGTCTATAGAACTTAACTCTATCATCAACGTTTTGAACATAACCGCCCGATAAGTCATCAACACCAATCACTTCATAGTCTGTATTGTCTAATATCCAGGTTGCTAACCTAGAGCCCATCAATCCTGCTACCCCTGTTATTAAAACACTCATTTTTTATCTATAAACCCTCTTGCCCTAACAAGGTTGATTGTTGATATCTGCTCCATCTCTGACCACTCTCTTTGATCAGCAGGTATGGACGAAGAATCTATATTATAAAGATAGCATATCTCATCAATATACTTTCTACTCTCTGTTAGATACAAAATAGGAAGCATAAGAGCTTGATCATAGCCTCTCTTGAACCATTCACCAAAAATATTTTTAAAATTATCATCATGAATATTAGAAAGAATGTTTGATCTAAATGTTCTTAAATGAGAAGAGCACCAGGGCCAGAAGTATGGATTTACATTGCTTGGCATCTCTC